GGATTCTGGACTATTTGGTATGGTGATAAAACCTCTGGAATGACTATTCATCAGATGGATGAAGGTATTGATACGGGCGAGGTTCTCTATTTTAATACTGTACCCGTTAAGAATTTTGATACAGTTGATACTCTTTACAAGCGTATTTGGGATAATGACAGAGACCTTGTAAAGAATTTCTTGGAAGATTTAGAATCTGGCGAATTAGGGACTTACATTCCAACATTAGATGATTTACCAGAATATACTTACAATTACACTCCTACAGAGAAAGACTATGAGCTTGACTTTAGGTATGATGCTCAGACAAATGCAAATAGATGTATAATGAAGCCAGGAGAGTTTTATGTTCGTACTGCCGCCGGTGAAAAAGTTTTCCCAATAGCGTACCGTGTTGCTAATGAGGTAGGCAACTCTCGTAATTTTAAAGTTGGAGAGTCGTACCTATATGGTGATTCGATAGCATATGTTACTCCTAATAAGTTGTTTGTAATTGATTCTTTCATGTTGCATGGTGAGCCATACGCAGGTAATGGTTGGTGTCAAGCACAAGGAGCAAAGAGAATTCTATAAAAATGAAAAAAGAACAAATTAAGATAACTCCTGCTTTTGAAGATGAAGCTCATGAGGTGGCCACATTTATTCAAAAATTAGGGCATGTATGCGATTCTCAACTTAATACTTTATTTGAGAAGTGTAAAAGCAATAACTGGGTTGAAGGTATGGAAGATAGTGAACTCTACGATTGGCTATTTGATTATTGTTTCAATAGTGAAGGCCGACCACTCTTGTTTAGTGAGTATCTACCCGATATATATAATGTTTGCATTTAGAAGGTTAGCATCTATAATAAGTTATGATTGATTTCAAAGGTATCTGGTGCGAACGATATAGGCCGACTAAGCTTGATGATCTTATTCTTGATGAAGGTTCTCTTAGAGTTGTTAGTCAGTTTAAGGAAGAGATTCCTAACCTATTGTTTGTAGGTAGTCCAGGTACTGGCAAGACTACTCTAGCTCGTATTATCGTTAACGATATTCTTGGCTGTAACTTCCTATACATTAACGCATCTGATGAATCTGGTATTGATACTATTCGCCATAATATTACAAACTTCGCTCAAACCAAGTCATTTGATGGCAAGGTAAAGGTGGTAGTGCTTGATGAGGCTGATGGTCTCACCTCACAAGCTCAAGCTGCTCTTCGCAATACTATGGAGACGTATGCTAAGTATTGTAGGTTTATTCTTACTGCTAACTATAAGCATAAGATTATCCCAGCTCTTCAATCAAGGTGTCAGTCAATCGATCTTAAACCTGAGATCAAACAAGCAGCTAAACGTTGCTTTAATATCCTACAACAAGAAAACGTAACAGTAAGTGATGAACAGAAAAAGAAATTTGGTCAGTTGGTTAAAAGAACATTCCCCGACCTCCGAAAAACTATCAACGAGCTACAAAAGTCTGTTGTTGATGGAGAGTTGCTTATTGATAGCAGCGGGAGTGACAGTGAACTTCTTAAGGCAGTCGCGGAAGGACTCAAAGAGGACTCGCTCAAAGTAAGGAAGTTCCTCATTGAGAATGAAGATAGATTTCAGGGTGACTATGATACTCTCCTTGCTAATCTTCTTGACTACCTCTACGATCAACCTATTGATGAGTTTAAGAAGAAGCAAATGATTACTATCATCGCTGATCATCTCTATAAGTCTGCCTTCGTTGTCGATAAGGAAATTAATGCTTTTGCTTGTATTGTTGCTTTAGAAATGATCCTAAAAGCATAAATATATGCATGAAATTTAACGAAACCTTCAATGAATTTATGAACCTCTACACTGAGGGTCATATGGGCAGCGCTATGCGTAACCTTGATAGAATATCAGGTCAGCAAGACGCTGATAAGCTATATGGCGCTATACATGCAGAAGTGCAGAAGGGTAAGTCAGTAGAAGAAGTCCTCAAGGACATGAACTATGCTGAGAAAAATTATAACGTAATGGTTAATTCTTACAATAACTGGCTTGCTTCTAAGACGGAGGTTGAAGATGGTGAGATGATTTACAGTGATCTAGATGATGATATTGATGAGGATACAATCTCCGATCTTGCTGCAATCGACTACGCTCTTGATGAAGGTGCAACCGTTGCAGATATTGTCAGAGATTACGGTGCTGAACTGATGAAGATGTACATTGATTATAGAATACATCCCGCTCGTCAAGAAGATGCTGAGGATAAGACTGGAGAAGAGATTGATGAGTTTCACAAAGCTTTAGACGAACTAGTTCACAAGTATCTTGGCCATAGTAGTGATGAAACAGAAGGAGATGCTGAGGATAATCAAGATGACCTAGAAAATCGAATTCAAGATGCACTCGCTGCAGGTCATATTGATCAGTCTGATGCTAGAGAGATTAGAAGATTAGGTGAATTCTCTGAGAGGGAAGAAGATGCTGAAGGTAATCCAGATTTATTCAATTCTGGTTACGAAGATGATTATGAAGAGAAGATCACTGAGATTGAGCTTGGTGGTGATCTTTATGAAGTAGGTAGCCCTGATCCAAAAGAAGGTGGTATCATCGTTGAGATTGAAAAGCATGCTAATGGTTACATGATTTCAGCTGGTGAGTATAATTCCCCAGAAGATTTTGTAAATGATCCAGACAGCGCAATCGGAGGTTACGGTTATGCACTTACTCTTGATGGTCAGCCTATGGATGAAGATGATCTTGAAGATGGCTTAGGTCATTCGGAAGACGCTGAAGAAGATGCTGAAGGTAAGATCGATAAAGATCGTATGAAGTGCAACTCCCCTAGGCGTACTTCCGGTGGTTCTAAAAAATTTGTCGTCAAGGCTTGTAAAGATGGTAAAGAGAAAGTTGTGCGATTTGGTGATCCGAATATGAAGATCAAGAAGAGTAATCCGAAGCGTCGTAAGTCATTCCGTGCACGTCATAAGTGCGATCAGAAGAAGGATAAGTTTTCAGCTGGTTATTGGTCTTGTAAAAAGTGGTAAGTCATGCCTTATTCAGTCAGAAAAGTAAACGGTAAGTACTGCGTCTATAAAAAGGGAGGTGGTAAGAAAGTAGGGTGTACTAAAGGTACTGAAACTGCTAAGAAAAAATACTTAGCTGCTCTTCATGCTAATGCTGATGAAGAAGAACCTAAAAAGACCTTTAAGAAGTTCTTCCAAGAGAATTACGCCGACGGTAAAGTAAAGGGTAAGAGTCGCCCTGGTCGTGTTAAGAAGTCAGGTGCAAGCTGTAAAGGTTCTGTAACTGAGCTTCGTAAGAAGGCTAAGAAGTATGGTGGAGAGAAAGGTAAGATGTATCACTGGTGCGCTAACATGAAGGGTGGTAAGAAGAAGTCTGAGAATGAGGAGAGTACTTCTAAAGCTCCAAAAGGTAAGTCTTACGATTCACAAAATAGTTGGAAGCCGAGTGACGTTGATGCAAGAAGTGACGGTGCAGGAGGACGTTATAGACGCACACGACCTAACAAGCCTGGTAGATCCAGAAAGACACACGGTGAAGAAGATGCTGAGAAGAAGGTATCTAAGACTCGTGCAAAGTGTCAGGCTAAAGCTAAGCGTAAGTATGATGTATGGCCTTCTGCGTATGCTTCAGGCTACGTTCAGAAATGTGTTAACCGTGGAGGTAATATAAAATGACTTGTAAAGAAGCAATCGTGATGAGTGAGAACCTTCGTGATTGGTTCAAAACTCGTACAGATAAAAGGACTGGCAAAAAGTTTAAAGGCTGGGTTAATTGCAAGACGGGTGGCCCTTGTGGTAGAAAGAAAGCTGGGAAGAAGGGGGCTTCGTACCCTGCATGTAGACCTACACACGCTGCTTGTAAAAAGATTAAGAATACTAAATATAAAAAGCGTGGTCCTGCACGTAAAAGCTGGAAGAAGAAAAAATGATAGACGCTTACATAGGTACAATTATATACTTTGCAGGTAATTATGTACCTGAAGGTTGGTATGCTTGTGATGGTCGAATATTTAAAGTAGAAGACGAACCAGTATTGTATGCAGTTATTAGAGCGCAATACGGTGGTGATGATAGTGGAGAGGAGCTTACTATACCTACATTTGCATTACCTAAGATTGACGATTTAAATGGCTGTAAAGCTATTATATGTTATAGAGGTCTCTTTCCACCTAGATCATAAAATAGTTTGAAAGGTAGTTGATATCCCCCCGTCATATCCTATAAATATAGAGTAATGACGAAAACAATCGTATTGACAATGTTGGCTGCAGTAGGTATTGCTACTGCAGGAAGTGCTTCAGAGTGTAGTGTCGCAACTGACCTAAACTTTGGAGTTGGAGTAACTGGTACATACAGCACCCAAGATATTTGGCGTGGTCAGAATCAAGGGGATAATGATGTCCGGCTTGAGGCAACCACAGGCCTTGATTTTGTCGGGTTCCCAGCCTTTGCTACTCTTGCACTTAGTGATAACGATTTGCAGGAAGAGCTTGAGTTTACTGTAGGTGGTTCTTACGGTTTAGATGCTCCATTTATTGGTGCATTTACCGCATTTGCAGACCTTAACTACTACTCAGAAGGTACGAATGTTGTTGGTGATGTCACATCCGAGCTTGGTGTTGGTATTGCTAAGAACTTCTCGTTTGGTACTGTCACCTTAGCACAATATATTGCCCTTGATGGTGATAATGACGGTTACGGTGAAGTAACTGTTGACCTAGGCGAAGTTGTAAGTGGAATTAGTGCAGTAGCTAGTGTTGGTTATCTTCTTGAAGAGACTGAATTGACTCATGTTGAGTTGGTTGCAAATCTTCCAGACCTACCAGTACGTATCCTTGATACTTCTCTTACACCATTTGTTAAAGGTGTTCACACCTTTGATGATCGTGGAGGTATCTGGACTAATGATGGATTTGAATTTGTAGGGGGTATTTCTCTTACACGTTCTTTCTAAGATAAACTAATATTAATGAGGCCTCAGGGATATATCCCTGAGGTTTCATGTTATTTTCATTGTATGAGACTAAATAATAATATGGCCAAACAACATAATAATTTTAAAAAGGATATCGATTTGCTCGCTGAAGCATACGGATCCATGAACCAGCGAGCTGGAGAAGTAGTTGTTGAATCAACTGACGCTCCTAACCCAGTTGAGGATAGCGGTGAAGCTGCTTTTAAAGGCGGTAACATCGAACATGATTGAGCATCTCACATTGAAGCACCTCAGTTTGAGGGCGTTAAGAAGATTCTTCACCATAGCCTTAATGAAGCAGGTCTTATTGAAGAATACTACATTGAGCATAATGGTAAATTAGCTGCTGTATTGGCAGAAGATGTCCAGATTGTTATGTATGAAAGTCATGAAGATGACGAAAAAGAAGAAGATGATGACGAAGAAAAGGAAGAAGAGCACAAAGAAGAAGATGAAGAGGTTGTCTTCGGTGGTGCTAGCCCTATGCATGGGGTAAAGCCTAAGCTTCAAGGAGTACCTCTTCTTAAATAAATAACATAAAATTAATACATAAAAAAAGCCGGGCTATAGCCCGGCTTTTTGCGTTTAAGATCTTTAACAGCAACAGCAGGTATTAGTTGGACACCAGCTTGTGCAGACATTACAACTGCAATAGCATGTAGTTGTTGGGCAATAACAGTTACTGCAGGTGCAATAATTTGCGCAGCTGTATGAAGGGCTTGGACTTGCCATTGGAGTAGGGCAAACTAAAGATGGTGAAGGGATTGGTGCTGCTTGCACATCTTCATTAGAAATAGTAATTGTAATTTCTTTATCACCATCAGTAGCTAGTAAAGCACCCATCAAATTTCTAATTCCGGGTGTAAGGTCATTACTATTGATTTTAATCTCACTCATACCATTATTTATCGGTTTAGATAATTTAGCAACTGAAGGCTCAAATTCTAACTTAACTGCTTTAGAAGTACCAGCTAACCCGAAATATACACTATCACCTACTGTAATGGCAGCTGTTGTAAATCCTGTACCTATATTCATAATACCAGAAGCTTCTTCGATAGTATCTTTACCATCCATAAACTCCTCACTATAATCCTTCCATTGAATTTCATATGTGTTAGGGTTGATCCTAAAGCATTTAGTATCAGCCCAGAAGGCGCTATAAAGCCAACCATCAGGGGCTAAGTAGCCATGGAAGTTTTTATTTTTATTAGCTACTGCCAGATAATCCGCTGGCAAATCAATTTCTTCGTAGCTATCATCAGCACAGTTTATAACCAAAATCTTTTTACCGCATCTAGGTAAGCAGAATACTTTATTAACGCTCTCAACATAAGTAGCACCTACATACTTAACATCAAACCCAGATACACCAGAGGTAACTGGACCTCCTTGTAGTATTGAAACTTCACCTTGAGTATCTATCTTAAGAATTTTTTTACTCAATGCTGGTGGCATATAGACATTACCGTTCTTATCAGCTGCTGCTCCCCATACATGACCATAATAACCTGGCTGCGGTGGAGTTATCAATCCAACCTCACCAGTTTTAGTATTATATGTATAAATTTTTAATGTCTTAGTATATGATGGCATGTAGATAATACCATTAGCACCTTCAGCTCCAGATCGAACTTGCGGTACAATAGAAAATTTATTCTCTAATGTAATCTTACCCGTGCTTCTCTCTAACTTACCTAAAGAAGTTGAGTAAGCGGGTAGGTAGTATGTATACCCGTCTGATGCATGCACATTACCAATAAAACCTTTGTAGCCAACTTCTTGCCTAGTTATGTTATTTTGTGTTGTATCTGTAGTTATATGGTAGTCAGACTTATAACCTAATGAGTGAATAACATTAAAGTCATCCAAGCCTAGTGTACGAGTTTTAGTGAGATTACCTTCAATCTTACCATCAAGATATTTAAACTTTGGCCAACTTACATTTGTATTACTGCTCATACGGCTATTTATATTTTCAAATGCCTTTAACAAGTGTTTGCTACCCCAAAACATTTTTATATTAAATCATTTAGTTCTTCAGCATACTTTATTCTTTTAGATGTATGTGGAGTACCAGCCTTTTCATATTTTTTTAAGAATATCAATGTAGCGTCTTCTACATTATCAGTATTATTAAGCATCTCTTTAACCCTCTTATATTCAGGATGCCTATCCATTTCATATAATATAAAATCAATTTGTGTATCTAAGTCACTCCAATCAGTACCCCTACGCTTAGCAAACTTAACTAAGTTAATTGGGTCGGCATCATAACGACCACCCTTCTCCCACTGAGCTAATCCTCTACCAGGACCACCACCATATTGTTTAATAGATGGATTTAAATTAGACTCTGCTTTAAGATTAGCAACTATACCCACAGCAGCAGTTGTGGTGAGCCCACCTTTACGAAGACGGTTTACAATATATTCTGGCGATCCTTTTTTAGGATTACTCTTAATGTTAGGTTTAACTTTAACTGGCTCTGATTTAATTTCGACTGGCTCATTTTCCAATTTAAGTCGTTGCATTACTTTAGCAGCAACCTGATCAAATTTAGTTGATGATATCATATCATCAGCTTTTTTAAGAGCCTCAATTTTTTGCTCAACTGGTTCAGGACGCTTATTTAGTAACTTAAGGATATAATCAGTTTCATATGCAGTTGCACCAAGAGAGAGTAGACCTAAAAGTATCTCTTTAAACCCTTCATCAAACTGTTCCGTCATTGCTTTTTGGCCTTATAGTTTTAGGTTTACCAGCTGCTATCCAACATTCCTTACACCTATACGAACGAAACCCGGATATCTTTTGCGAACTATGGCATACAGGGCACCACTTCGTTGTAGGCTTTTCTTTTTTAGACATTAAATGTACTGTTGTGTATAACTCTCTTTCTCGAGAGTGAGCTCTGTCTTAGAGAGCTTACCATCTCCTTTATCACTCATGTTAGATGGATTTTCTTCATCTTGTTCAACATCTTTAGGGTCAATGTTAACATCATCTTTACGCTTTTGTACATCAGGAATTGGAGGTAAATTAACTCCAAAATCAACAGGCTCACCAAGACAACATGGAACATCAACATTACCGACATAACGACCACCTCCATGGTCAACTGAAAGGGTTACTTTATCTCCTTCCGGGCTAATTCCTCTAACACGAAGATGTAATCCAGTATCGATAAAATCATCAACAATTTCCTTTACGTTAGATGGAAGACCTTCATACGCTTCATCACTCTTAAAGTTATCATTAAATTTGAAAACATCATTTTGCTGAAAACCGCCTTGCGTTCCACGTGCAGGGTACTTAGCCATATAGTACTCAAAAAGATGGAGAAATTTTTTGTCTTTAGCCATACTAATATTTAGTCGTTAAGATAAATATTTATACAAATTTATGGCGGTAAGATTAGATAATTTAGAAAGATCTTCAATTGAGCAGAAATCTTTACAGGATGGCTATCTCTATAAAGATATAAAGTTTGATTTAGATTTTAGCCGCTATGTAAAACCGGAATTATACTCTGAATCCGGACCAAAAGATCTTGCCGAGATACAAGACGGTCAAGCTGTTATTAATTCGGTTAAAAATATTCTTACCACTACACCTGGTCAAAAATTACTCAACCCACTTTTAGGTTTAGATTTTAGAAGCTATTTATTTGAACCCATTAGTACAACAACATCTTACTTTTTAAGTCAATTCATTTATCTAAATTTAGGTGTTCAAGAGCCTCGCATAACTTTAAATACTGTTAGTATTGAAGGCCTACCTGAGGAAAATCAATATAATATTGAAATTGGGTTTAGTATACCTGATTTAGACATCAACAATCTATCTTTAAATGCTACTCTCAATAAAGATGGTTACGTTGTTGTATAACAATGCCCCTCGATTAAATATACATAATGAGCCTTCAAGATTTTACAGACTATAGCCTTCCAAAGAATGCTTATCTCTCTTTTGATGCTAATTCTCTCAAGACTTTAATTATTGACAGGCTTAATGAGAATGAAACATTTACAGATCAAAACTTTGAAGGTTCGAACTTTAGTGCATTTATTGATGTTGTAGCATATATGTATCACGTGTTGCTTTTTCAGCTTAACACAACCTCTAATGAATCTACATTTAGTACAGCTACTATTTATGAAAATATGAATAAGCTTGTATCTACCATTGGATACAATCCACTAGGTGATCAAACGTCCTTAGTTAACATATCTCTCTCTGCACGTAATTTAACTTCTAATGTATATACTCTTCCAAGATTTAGTTCAGTTGCAGCTAATGGCAATAACTACGTAACTATTGAAGATATTACTTTTGAAAAAACTATAGATAACACTTTAGAACAAGTTGCACCTTCTAATAGTACTTTATATCAAGGCACTATTACCGAAACATCATATAATGCTACCGGTGAGCCATATGAAAATATTATTTTAATTGATAGCTTTACTTCTAAACAACTTATACAGAGTACATCTAACGTTCGAGATTCAAAATTTATTAGTGATAATTCATTTAACATATTTGTACAAAATAATACAACAGGAGAATGGTCGCAATACGAAGAAACGTCGTCCTTATTCTTAGAGAGTGCAGATGCTAAAAAATATGAAAAGCGTTTAAATGGTAGTGGTAACTACGAATTCAAATTTGGTAATAATTTAAACGGTAAACAATTAGAAGCTAATGACACGGTTTTAATTTTTTATGTTATATCGGATAATGAAGCAGGTATAGTGGGACCTAATTCATTTACGGATACTCCTTTCACTTTATTTGGATCCACTAATTTCGATGCAGTAAAAAATATTATTTACGATACTAATCAAACGTTAATTACTGCCGCACAATTAGGCGACTTACTCTTCAACAATCGCTTTGCTTCATCTCCAACTAAAATAGCAGAGACTGTAGCAGATATAAGACGTAATGCACCAAAAGTTTTTGCTGCGCAAAATCGTTTAGTTACCAAAGATGATTACGAATACACCCTTAATAGAAACTTTAACAATATAACACGTGATGTTAAAATCTTATCTAATAACGATTATACATCTAAAGTGTTATCGTATTATGATGATATAGGTCTCGCACAAGGTAATGATGATTCAAGGATTTTATTTTCGCAGGTTTTATTCTCTGCATCGACATCATTTAATAATGTGTATGTATATACAGTGCCTAATAGTAACCCTACTTTAAACGGGCTTACTCCAAATTATTTAAATTCTGCTCAAAAACAACTCCTTGCTGAATTCTGTGATAATAAAAAGGACATTACACAGAATGTAGTTATTTCAGATCCAATATTTAAAGCCTTTGCATTTGGAGCACCTAATGTAGATGATGATTCCGTAGACGATACAGTTAATAATTCTCAGCTACGTGTTACTTTAGATAAGAATCAAGCTCTTAATGACGGTTCCATCAAATCTTCAATATATAATATTCTCAACAACTACTTTAATGGAGTGCAGTTAGGTGATCTTATTGATGTTGCACGGCTCACCACAGATATTCTTAACATCCCTGGTGTAACTGGTCTTGATACTATTAACGGTGATAGTATAGTACCTAATTTGAATTTTGTTATTTGGAATCCCGATTACAAAAACGAAGATAATGTTTTACAATCTCTAAATTATCAATTAGAAGATTTTCAATTTGCATATTTCTACAATCCTCAAAATATCACGAATAAGATTGCTATACGACGATTGTAAGATTAAATATGTTATATGTCGTTAAGTTCTCTACAACTCGATTCATCTGGTGAATTCGATTTGCTATACAATTTTTTCTATGTACGAGATTATAGAAATGTAGAGACATATGAAACTTTCGCACTTCCATTTACACCTCTCCATTTTATACCCAATTTAAATGATGGTATAGAGGATTTTGTTTCTAATAAACGGCTTGTATGGAATTTCGGTGATGGTACTACAGTAGAGAGTGTTACTGCATCTCATGCGTATGACAAACCGGGTCGTTATAAAGTTACATGCTATTTATATGATGGGTCTGGTACAGGTTATCTAGATACCTTTTCTTCAAAAGTAGATATTAAAGACTATATTGAAGATAAACTTGACATTAGTGTAAGTAGCTCTCTATCTTCTGTATTATCTGCAGATGCAGGTCAGCTAGAAAATCCAATTACTATTGAAAGGTATAATTCATATAGATCTCTTGAATCTGGTATACCAACAATAGTAGCATATTCATCCGCCGGCACTGATAATGATTACTTTAGAAATGGTTACGCTAATGAGACTTATGGTCACCTAAAGCCTTATTCATCATTTGTTCAAAAATTAACGTCGAGTGGGGTAATTGAGAATATTGAAGTTGATAATGTAATCACAGAAGACACGCCTATCTATATCAAACTAAGCAGCAATGAGATTGTGTCAACTACGGAGACAGATCCTGATGCTTTTTATGCAGGCTTGACTGGCACGGCTGATGTATATTTTAAGAGTGATTATCCGAGTAAGTATAATCTTATTTTTGGCTATAAGCAAGGAGATATTTTTGAATACTCTAACACAACTAACTACGGTGTATCTTCTACTATAATCTCCAACAATACATATGATAAGCTTTCATTTTCATCAAATGGGTTAGATGGGGAAGGTCCTAACAATTCCTTTACAACTTTTAATATTGGTGCTACAAAATTCGCTACAACAAAAATTGCTTTTGTAGCTAAAGTAAAAGATGATAATAACTTTACTCAAAAGAATATGCCACTATTAAGTGCAGGTAGTGGTCCAGAGCTAAATATCGTTCTAACTAACGGTACAACCAATTATGATATTGATATAACTTCAAACTTCCTCGATCTATCAACTTTAGATACTGGAGGATTTTATAAAGGTTATTTTGTAAGTAATAATTCCGATACATTAGAAGACGTATACCTTTCTGGACATACAACATATTCTGGTAATGTTATATCCGGCGCTAGTAATACTTTTACTGTTTACCCAAGTAGTTTCTATACCATTTCAAAGAAAGGTGAAAACATAGATTTTAAAGCAGCATTTAAAGATATTGCTGAACAACCACTATTTACAGATGCTAAGGTATTAATGAGTGATTTCTTAGGATCAATTTTTGGAGATTTGAGCTCCACACAAGATTCTATCGGTAAAGCTACATATGAAAAGATACAAAACTTTTTTGATAACAATTCATCTATCGACGAAAGTAATGTTGATGAGCTTGATGGTATTTTACAAATGCTTAGCTTACCAGAGTTAAATAAATATTCTTTCCCACCTAAACTTAACCGGCTTATTGATTTATTATCCATTAGTAAGTCACAATTATTCGGTCGACGTAATAGAAATCAAACATACTACCAATCTTATGGCTATCGAAATAACGAATTTTATGGTTACAACTTAGGTGACAAATTAGACGGAGGTAGTATTATTGTTGCAGGGCAGCAAATTGTAGCTTCAGAAAAGTATAGTGGTAAATTTACTACGTTAAATACTACCTTACCACTTAGCGCCAGAATCACCCCTAATATTACCATTACAGATGGTATTGTATACGGCACGTCAACAGGTCAGCTAGTATCCGCTGTATCGGAAGAACTTAATAGCGGTACCCCAATTACACTTGAGCAATTTGGGCAATGTGAAGTACTTACAGAAGGAGAGGATGACCTTTTAACTCAGGCACTATCGTCGAGCTCGCAATACTATAGATTAAGCGATTATAATTCGAGCTGGGGATGGCCGCTGCTATCTGGAGGTGGGCGTGATATCTTAGATATATATAATTTTTATTATCAGAAAGATGTAACTACTGATATTGAAAACTCTATAATTGATTTTACAGATCCCAATAACACTATTTCATATAGCCTTACATCATATAATGATTGGTCGAAGAATGATGGTACAATGTCCAATATCTTCTCGCAATCGTTATATGAAGGCCTCAAACTTTTTGAAGATTAATAATTATGTCTGACCAATCTATAAGAACAGTTCTAGTTGAGTATTCTATCACTAACCCTGATATTACAGATGGTGTGTATAGAGATACTATTGCACCGTTTTCGTTTTTAGATTTTATCAATAATACACAGGCAGATTATTCCCCTGACGAGTATAGCTCGTTTTATAGTCAATACCTCCAAACCTGGTACTCTAAACAAGACTCATCCGAAGAAGAACAGCAAACACAGTTTAAAGATTATTACAGACAGTTTATTAGAGAAATAGTTATTAACTATACTACTGAAACAGAAAAGCGCTTCTTGGAAAAAATAAATTTCAACGATCCTGCTGATTTGGACGTAGCTATACCTTTCTTTGCAAACCGTCTTAAAGATATTGCACTATTCTATAAGAAAAAGCGTGATGAAGGTAAATATGTAATAGACAGAAACAAACTCAAAGGTAGCTCTACTGGTTTAGAAAAAGCTATTTTTGACAACATTTATAATTTTCTTTTCAATACAGAAGATTCTCTAGATACAGAAAATTCCACTGTATTCGAAGCTATTAGAGATTTAGGAATAGAAATCGAAGAATTTGTTGATGTTTATGGTGATTATTTTGATTTACCTGATACGGCAGATAGTAACAATATAAATGAAATTGATACAAAATATTATCTTGATCCGACCGGTATTAATGCAATATCTTCAGGAGATAATTTCTTAACAAATTTACGATCATTCAAAGTCAATCCCCCAGCTCTAACACCAGCAGAGTTTGATGCAATTTGTAATCCAGATAATGAATTAGTTCAACTATACAATCAGTATAGAACAGGCGGGTTAACGATTGCTGAGTTTTATTCTTTAAAGCGTGCGTTGATTTCTAAGTACATTGGTACGGACATTTACTACATTGATACATCTTCAACACCAGCGGTATCTGGTTTGTTAGTAAGAGCTGAAACTCCTGCTGCTAATGCTCTTAATTTACAGGGAATAGATACTGCTACTGTTGAAAGTAATCAAATAAAACTTTTGCGTGATGTGGGTCTTAACTTTAGAGCTGATGATATTGGATTATTTAAACTACACGCTGAAACGTTCACATATGAAATAGATACTAATTTGTTAGAATCTGATCAAGTTTATATATTTCCCGATCCATCTAAATACGGTAACGTATCTACAAACCCTCAATCTAACTACCCTATATATTATAAATTTGACTATAGGTTTAATACTAGAAATGTATCAAGTGGGTTAGCGACTGGAGATCCTAGAATTACAAACAAAACTACAACTCACGAATCGTATACCACCAAGGAACGTAACGATTCACAGTTAGTAGATCGTAATGATATTAGTTACAAACTAAACTTTACAGACCTATACAATCAAGGGCTAGTATCAAAATATCAAACTGATATATATGGTAATGAGTATGCATTATTTAAAACAGAACCTTTAAAGCCTATTGATACGGATGTATCTTCACAAATTAAAAATTTGCTTTTAAACGGTCATACGTTTTTTGATGACGATGAAGGTTATAATTTTAACTATTCTTTGACAGCGGTTAATGGTACAACCATTAGATCTGGACTCAGTACATATACAAACGGATTAACCGCTCTAGATACTCCTCTCACTTTATATATGAGAGAGTTTTACCCATATCAAGAACTCCTCCAAGATACCAGAAACTTACTACCATTCTGGCGTGACGGTGGTGCATTTACATTTTTAGATGGCAGCGAACTACCTAATCCGCTTACAGGTTTAGGACCTGGTTATCCAGCATCTACAAATTATTATTACACCGTTTTAGTAGAGGGTACATTCCCGACGCCTGTTGATATTCAAACAGAACAAACACCCCTGTCCGATATTACAACAGAATCTGACTTTAATATTATTGCTGAAAACGGAGAACTTACCTTTGAAACTGATGTAAGATATTACCTTTCGGCTGGTGCACAGTATAGGAGATATGAAGGTGGTTACTTTACAGATGAGGTTGTATTACCTAATGACTTTATATACTCGGATAACTACCGCTATCTAGACAATACCGACTCGAGAGGCTCCACTATTATATCTAACCTTACTTCATCAAATACATCTCTCACGAAAGAAGAGCAGCAAACATTGATAGGCAATCTCTATGTTAAAAATGGTACATACTCTACTTCCGAGTTGTTGTCATCTGCACTTAATAAAACTATTACAAAGTATTCGTCAGCAATTCAAAATCAAATTAATCATGAGGTTCTAGATTTTGATATTATACAAAATACTATATTCCTCGAAACAAAGTCAACCCTCATTATTGACAAAATTTCATATAAGGAAGGGGCATTTACTCGTCCATCAACTATTAATACTATATTTTCAGTTAATAGTGCTAATATGGTTGAAGTATTTACTAATAGATTTTATAACGAAGAAACTGGTAAAGTTTATTTTGCACGCTTTAGAGATAATGCTAATGATACATGCGCACCTCTCGCTGATAACTACAAGGCTGTATATCCAGAAATTTACGAATATAATATTCAACAAAATTCAACAACTAAGCTGTACCCAACTGGTACAGATGATACGACGTTAAGTGCTTTTGAATTAAATGTAGAATCGCTTTCATCTCGAAATTACACTCCGGATTCTGTACATACTCCTAAACTAACTTATAATAGCTTAAATGATATATTTAAATTGACATACATTGTATGCGATAAAAACGATTTCACTCACTTAGTTGATGCTTCGTTTAAGATGTCGGATAATAAGCTTATCGTTGTTGATTCAAATAGATATGAACCATTAAATAATATTACCAGAACCTCAACCTTTGGCGATACTACAAACTTCAGCTTTATTTCAGCAAGTAATGGATCATTTACCAGAGATTCTAGACACTTCACCTTTACTGTATAATGAGTACGATTTTTATTAACCTTTCTTCCATAACAGAAAATACAAATGTGTATGGGGAAGAAATATCATTCAAAGGAGCTCCTACAATAAATTTTGTATTAACTGGTATATCTGAAGCGATCAATTCAGCCCTTACATTAGATATCAATTGGGGTGATTCCAGTTCTATACAATATGCTCAAAAAGATATTGTCTTCGATTATAAAACTAAATCTATTTTTGATGAAGTTCTATATGGTAAGGTTGGTGGAACTATTTTAAATCAGTATGAGCATACATATGTACCATCTACAAGTTCGTATTTCACTAACTTAACTGCGCAATTTTTAATACACTACAACAACGGATTTTACGCTAATGTTTTCCAGCCCATTAAATTGATTCGTGAAAGCTATTACGATAATATACAAAAGCTCGGCATTACTTCAACCCAGATGGTAGGTGCATCCGCTAGCAATACTATTGCCAACCTACAATCGAAGTTTAATAACGCGACCTATATCACTTTCTTGAATAATTAATTGTGTTTCATGTTTGTACCATTAAATATGTATGTAAATGGCGAACACCAATACATACTCAGTTAGTTCAATTGCATTTCCTAATGCAGAATATAATGATAGATATATCTCTATTGAGCAAACTAAATCAACTCTAGAGCAGGGGTTAAATGTCAATCTTATTGATGCTCTTTCAGGTGCACGTGATAGTAGAATAAATAACTATTCTTCTTTTTACCTTACTGGTAAAAATAAATTAGAGAATTTTATATCACTGTCATCTACAAGTAGTGATGAGACAACCTCTTTAGTAACAAAAATTGGGTTTGAGCGACCAAATAATGAGCCGCGTCAATATTTATACATTTTCAAGAGTAACGCAGATCAAACTAATGATCAAAAAGCATTAGGTATACAACCTCTTAACAAAACTGGGTTATTCGCTAATAACTATTTTTTCGAAATAGAAGCATTAAATAACAACTTATGCCGAATTAAGCATAATAATGGATTGTTTGATTTTTATCTTAACTATAATAACGGGGTTGATCCGGAGACCAATCTCCCATATGGGTTTGTGTTTTATCAAAACACAGACAATTATAGAGACATTACTCGTGAGCAGAGTGATGTGTTTAGATATGTTTTAGATAGTGATGGGTATTTACAATTGTTTAAATTTGAAGATAGTGTTCTTAACATTGTTACGCTAAGTGGAGGCGAGCTAGTTCTCACTCCATTAGTACAAGGCAGTTTAAATCGTGGGCTTGATAATCTAATGCATATTGATTATACATTAGATCAAAATGTAAATTCCATTAACAAGAGTTTTATATCTTATAACAACAAAACATCATCTAACTTAATTCTCGATACAAAGACTAGTAGTTTTAATGAGGATGGGCAATATGTATTTACTACTGCTTACAACACAGTTTCTGCAGAGTCACTACCAATAAACTATTTTTCACTAGACACCAATAGATCAGAATTTAACTATATCAAACGTGGCTCAAATATGGTTGATAGTTCGATTGGCCTAGGCCGTGACCCACGTGAGTATTATAATATAAATTCTGGTAACGATCAGGAAAAAGGTTTAGATAAAATTAATCTCAATTACAGTTTTTACGATAAAGATGTCTTTATTGAAAATGGAACGGATACATTCTTTATAGCACCTTCATCTATTTACCCATATGAAAAGCTCAATATTAATGATACACAATTTGTTTATAATGGAGCATTTGCCGGGCCGACACCTGTATTGTCAGATAAAATTTTTATAAAGAGACAGAATACGACTCAGTATGATAACGGCAGATATCTCTGCACTTGGCTGTCAGGTGGTGTTTTGGGTGAAGCTGGTGTATGGGTTGACAGATATTATTACCCTGATAAAATCTCTAAAGGTGCAGCGCTATCTGCTACTCCTACTTATGCACCATCTTTTTATGATAGTGTCGATACATTAACGCTCAATGCTTCTGACGCGGTACTTAACCGAGAAAAGTTCTTTGATAAGTTAAGTGATGCAGCCATTGAACCTAATATTGCAATTAAATACCAACGTATTGGTAATGCTGATATAAGAGAGATTATCGAAAGTTCATCTCCATTAATTTCATCTTTTGACAGCTATATTACATCTAAGGAGGTAAGGGGTGAAACAGAAAACTACTGTACGGAGGTTGATACCAACCAACTTACTTTTAATGGCGATAGGTACAGTGTATTTAATGTTTCTGACAGTATTGATGAAACAAAAAACTTTACTCTAAACTTTGATATGTATTTAGATCCTGCTAATAAGTATGGATTTGAATTACTAGGCAACAACACCAATCGCGGATTTGGTATTTTCCAAGATCAAACTGTTACACCATTTATTCACGTCGTAAGTGATCAAACGTTATATATTTTTAACACTGACTTTGAATTAAGAAATAAAGTTGAGTTCAAAACTAAGATTAAACAGGTATTTAAAAGAAGTGCTTTAGATGATTACATTGTCACCACCTCTGGAAATTTATTTTATAAAGTTAACACACAAGGTAATAAAATTAAGCTAGACTGTGGTAGTGATATTCTAGAGTATATTGGATACTATCAAATGCACGATCATATAGATTTTATTTCAGGTGATCAAAAGGTAAGACGTATTAACACAAATACATTTTCTGTTTCCACTCTTTCAGCAGATGAATTTGATGTATATGAAAACGAGTTTTGCTTGTATGATAATGTATTAGAATATAACGATACGGTCTATAAACTACCTGGTGGTAATAACAACTGGGAAAACGATTCAACTGTATTTTATCAGGTTAGCAATTTTATTGTTAAGCATAATTTAGATGGAGCTCCAGAAGCTTTCCTTAAGTCGAATATTAAAGACTTCTTAGTTGCGCAAGATAAAGTTTATATCTTAAAGTCCTCTGAATATTTTGTATTCAATACAAGCGGCGTTTTTGAATTATCCGGATCAATCGGTAGTCTTGATAGCGCTGGTTCTGATACAGAACCAGATACAATCCTGTCGGAAGGACTTTCTGGTGGTGAGTTTATATCAATAGATTGGGTAAATGAATATGTAAATGGTATAAATAATCAGTACCCTATTGTACTTGCAAAAGATAGTGAAGATAACCTGTACATGTACAAAAATTTAAATAATACAGCTATTGCATTATCAGGAGTTTCATTTGGTCATAACACCCCCGGTTCTAAACTAACAAATTATAATGTAATTAATCATTTGTATGATTCAACATCAATTGATTTTAAATTAACATTAAGAAATTATCTAGATAATGAGGACATTCTTACTAAAACTATTTCGTTTGATCCTAATGACTTCGAACCTGGGTTCTATAACTTTACATATAGGTTAGATACAGTGCAGGGCAATTCAACGTTATATATTAATGCTGAGTTATATGACAATCAAACTTTTGCGCCTGGTAAATATATGATACAAGATATATTTAGTGATGAATTATTTATTGGATCTACTGGATTCCAGAGTAATATGGATCTATCAACATATCTCAAACAACCAGGGTATTATTACACCAAAGATCTTATTGTAAGAAATCCATTTGTTTATAATGAAGCTATTGATACAGAATTAGTATATGCTTTATACTTGCTAGAAAAACGAATTGATGATATAGTGTTATCACTACCTGCAGGTCAACGAACTTCGAAAACCGAAATTCAGCAGTTCTTTAAGTTTAACAGAACTAATTCTTCAAACACTATTGACGTTGTTGTGAAGAATCTCAATATTACTGACCCGGTTATACGTGAGCAAATAAAAACATCTATTTTAGCTGAAGCTAGAAATTTTGCACCAGTTGGTGTTACGATAAATGATATTGTATTTAAAGATTATTAAAAGATGATTACTGATTATACTTCATATAAAAAAGTTTATACCTCTGGTGAATTATTTACACTTACAGGCTCGGATTTTTACGGCTTTGCAGAAACAGTAGATGGGGTTGCACGAGAGGTAACAACTGGTAAGGCTTTATCTTCTAAAAATACTTTTGCCACTGATTTATTTTTTACTAATGATTTTACAGATCGGGTAATTAGTGATATAGAAATATCACTACCAACAACTATAGACGATTGCACGTTTAATCTCAACGATAATTTTAATTACGATTTATTTAAATTTAAATTAGATAATTTACGGAAGAATAATACGTTTGTTTACTCACGCTTATTTATCTCCTCTAATAAGCTACCATATACGGAGTCATTGAGATATGCATCTCTCTCTTCTAATACTTTAACAGCGTTTGAAATAAGAACATCGGATACAGAAACCCCACAGTTTGTAGACAATATTAGATTTGAGAATAGTCACTATTTAAGTGCATTTGGATATGTTGTAGGAGCTACTGCTCAAACTAATTTAGATTTTGATGATAAATTCTCTTTGTTTGTCTGCACATCTTCTGATCTTATATGCCTTACTGGTTCGAATACCGATTTAACAGTTATAGAGGATACAACTGGTTACGAAACGACAGAAGAAAATAATTTATCATTTAAAGAGCTAGGTGGAATTGCATCTACAAGTAAATATCTGTTTCTTTAAGATACTGGTAATAATGTAGTACTTCGATACGATATTGCTGGGTACGTTAACAATGATAGTTCTCTTAGGAATAAGCGTAACTATATTGAGCTCGTCGGTGGTTATGGAGATGCTAGACGGCAAACTAAATTTATAAGGCCAACCAAATTAGCAGTAAATCCCGATACTGTAGCTGTTTTTGATTCTGGAAATAAAGTAGTTAAGCTTTTTGATGAAGAATTTAACTATATCACCCGTATTACATCCATTAACTTTAATGTAGAGACATTAGGTGCTATGGGGTTCGATCCAGACTTCGGATCGTTATATATTTTAACTTATAAGGATGTAACTACTAATGATATTAACAATCGTGTAACAACCTTATATCGCTTTAGTGGTGATAACTTTAGGTTTAAAGAGGAAATTGTTTTAGACGATAAATTAGCTCTTGATGAAGAAATAGTTGATATAACCTTTTCGGGTACTGACAGTAACTACTGGTATTTTGCCACAAATAAAACTGTCTATAAAAAGTTTAAAACCAGACCAACTAAAGTTATTGGTAAGTACCGTACTGAGCGTCTATATCTTCTAAACTTTACGGATGAGACAATTGAAGTTGCTACTGACCCAATAACTATTAATAATCGCTGGAATTTCAATGACATTAATTTTTCTCAAGCACAATTTATTTGGAATTTAGGTACTCAATTTGGGGAGGCTGCTGCCACAGAACAAGTTACTGGATTGCTTGATTCTAAAATTAATAGTTTCTCAATTTTCCAATCTACTAGTAGCTATGATAAGACTTATATGTTAACGAATGGCCGTCTTTATTTCTTTGACGAGCCTATAACTACATCATATCAAAGAGTACTAAAAGATGTTAACTACCCTAACTATGGAAGCGAAGGATTTTCATTAAATCCGGATGGATTTATACAGCAATCAATTATTAATTTGGAAATTTATAAGCTTATCGACGATGTTTTAACTCTTAAAAATAATATTATTGGTAGATTTTCAGGATCCTATAATAATGACATTTTAGAGCTTGATGACTATAATTATAACGTAGAGTTTGATAAATTTATAACACAAGAAATCGAAAATTTCTATATACATGGTAATGAAGAAAACCTTAATGGTGTTTTAAACAGATGCTTTAAGTTGATTTACGAGCTGCAGACCAGATTAATTAATTTTGTGCAACCGGATGTTGATACTTCAGTACAACGGTCATATACTGTTGGAGGTATTATAGAAATTTAATTGCTTAATACTGCCACTACCATAAATATATGTATGGCAAGTGAATCATTAACGAACACCAACATTTCCGATACTTATGTCGGTGTGCTTCATGCTAAAGGGGAGGCTATTCCGGCATCTGGATTGCAAGATGTATATGATGGTTTTGGTAATAAGAGCTCTCTTAAAATTGGACGAGCTGGTCAAGGAATTGATGTTGATGGTAGCTTAGGCACAAATTTAGTTGATGCATTAGTAGATTCACTGTACCCAGTCGGTTCAGTTATTTTTTCTACTGATAATACTAACCCTGGAGGAAGATTTACTGGCTCAACTTGGACTCAGGTTGCAGAAGGTAAGTTTATTGCTGGAGTAGGGGAAGGAACGGATAAAAATGCTGCCACACAAACAGTAGCAGCTGGTGACGACATAACAGTAGGTGAATATAATCATACATTAACAGAAGATGAACTACCTAGTCACTACCACGAACAAAACAACCGTGTTGAGAGAGTAGATATGTTAGTCGATCCATTACTTGCTTCTACTGTGACATCAGGGAGAAAATCAGATATCGATAGCAACCGTGGGACAATTAGCACCAAAACATTTTCTACAGGCGGTGATCAATCACATAATAATTTACCACCTGCATTTGGTTTGTATGTGTGGAAACGAACAGCTTAACATTTTAAAACAATGCCAGATATTGAAATAGTAAAATTAAAATTAAGAAGAGGTACTGATACACAGCGTCAGGCTATTACTCTCGAACAAGGTGAACTTGGGTATACTACAGACGCTAAGCGGGTTTGGGTTGGAGATGGGTTTACAGTTGGTGGAGTTAACGTCGGTAATGTTGCACATACACCAATAACTGTAGGTAGTAGAACAGATCTTAATTATGCAATTAATGGGGATTTAGTATATGATAATAATTTTCTATACCAACTTTCCGGTACATATGCAGATAATTTATCATCATGGGCCTTTATTGGTTCACAAACAGATAACACAACTATTGAATATAGTTTAAGTAATCAATTACACATAGTTGATAACGGTGTTGGTATTGCACAGCTAAGTAGTAACGTTGTTCGTGAAAATGGTGGTCTTTTATATACAACCTCTGGTCTCTCAGCTAATGTTGATGGTTCTACTATTGCAGTTGATTCTAGCACTGGACAACTTAGTGTTATTGGTGGTACGGTTAGTACTAGTAACATTGGTAATGGTTTAAGTGGTGGTGGTGCTGATCCTATTGGAGTATATACTACAGATTCTTTTACTTATGATGGCACTCAATTAGAGTTTAGAAATGCTCCAGCAGATACCATTGATGCTGAAGCAATCTGTGATTCTGCCCTTGGTAACGGACTTGAAAAGAGTGGTGATGGATCCACTATAAGACTTGAAACTATTGGAGGGGCTACTATCAACCCGTTCAATAGTGCTGTATATGATAGTACAGGTAGGGTCACTTCAACAGAAACAACAATTCTGCAAAATTTATCTGGTTGTACTACTAACGGCCCTTACTTTGGCTCCTTATTCTGCGACGGGGGCGCGAGTGAAACATGTATATCAGTATTATCAGCTAATGCTTGCGGCACACAAGTCTCCGAAACTATCAAATCCGCGGGGTTTGTTAAAATAGCATCTGGTACATGTGGTAATTTTGCTATCCCAGTATTTAAACTTCCATACTAAAAATAAAAATCATGGCTAAAAAAATCGAAATTCTCGAAAACACCCTTCTTAAATTACTTGTCCGTCGTGGTGATAATTTAGATCGCGTTAATGTTACCTTATCAGAAGGTGAGTTAGGGTACACTACTGATGGTAAACGTCTGTTTGTAGGAGATGGTCAAACTGCCGGTGGTATAGTTGTAGGTAATAAATGGAAGGGGTCAGTTACAGATATTTCTACTATTACAGACGCTATTACAGGAGATTATGCATTTGAATCTACGAGTAATATATTTTACGTACTCACCGAAGAGTCTACTTGGTTATCAGCTGGTCGTATTTTAGAGGCTGGTGATACTACTATTGATATCGATGATAGTAACGGTACTATTTCAGTCGGTACAATTTCTGGAGCTAATGTTTCTGTTAATGCGTTAGGTAATTCAATTGATCTTAGCAATACTAAGATCTCGTTAAGTAGTACGCAAATTAAAACAGATAGAGTTTCTGCTCATTCAGTTTCACACCTTAAATTACCACAGAATATTAACATTAACAATGTTGATTATCAATTTCCTGTTGGTGGTCTAGGCGGTGCTAATGTATTTTTACGTTCAGATGCTAATGGTAATCTCCAATGGACCACTCCAGAAGCAAATGCTACTGTCTACTTTAACTCTTCATCTGTTATTCCCGTTGGAACTATTATACCTGTTGCTTCGGGATCAAGCGTACCTAGTGGATATTTGCTTTGTAATGGTCAGTCAATAGCAGGAGCTGATTACCGCGACTTATCTGCTGTTATTGGCTCGCAATATGGTGGTGATGATGTAAACTTCAATTTACCTGATTACGAAGATTCGGTTTTATATGGAGTTAATTCAAACCCTGTAGGTGGGACAGAATACCATTTAGACACTGGTACAAGCGGGTTAAGCGCTAAAGCGGTAACATTCTTTATTAAAGCACTACCAGACACAGTTGCAACACCGTCATTTACATTAAGCGGTAATTTACAAGCAACTACAGATGGTACTGCAGTAATAGAAGGTGAGTCTTTTGATCCGTTTGAAGATAATGTTGTAATTTCTACACCAGTACCCGGAGTTGCAGTGTTTGACACAACTACTGCTGTACTATCAACATTTACGACAAAAGCAACATATACAAAGTTCTGGATTACAGGGTCTGGTGCTAAAGGTGGTACACGTACAGGTGGTGCTGCTGCTACAGTTACAGGTGTTCTTTCAGCCCCCATCGGTACTGACGTTAAATACTTTGTTGCTCCTGGTATTACAACAAATGATACAGATGGCGAACCTTCTTACATTTCTATTGGTGGTACGGAACTTGCAAGATCAGTTGGTGCTGAATTTCAAACTAGTGGGACAGTACCTGATGGTACTACTAATACCGGTAATCTTTCAACAAATGGTACAGGCCTTGCAGGAGGTGAGTCAGCTTACATTCTCGGTGGTCATGTTATTGAAGGTGGCCGTGGTGGTTGGGATACTGACGGTGATGGAGGTGAAGAAGTTAGTAGTACTGCTTCCTTCTGGGGCTCTGATAGTGTTGCAGGTGCAGGTGGGGGAGGCCATGCTGGCACATCAAATGATACTGCAGACGGTCTTGTTAAGTTTGAGTGGGGAGTGTAAATTGCATACCTTAAGATAAAAATACTATGGCGAGAGACCTTAAAAATACACTTTCCGATTCTGTACTCACAGCTATTAGCGGTTATGATGCATCTACCGATAAGGAGATGTTTAATAACTACCCTACATTGTCAGCAATGACAAGAAATACAGATAACTGGATGTATGGTCTCTCCGGTTCTACTGGTATACCACCTCTCAACAACCGAACACTTGGTGGCTATGTCGATGGTACTATTTTAGGTGGTGCTCTTATTACACCAAGACATGCTGTTTTTGCTCTTCACGCATCAGCACAAGTAGGTAACATTTTTTACTTTTGGGATAGAGACAATAACGTCTACACAAGAACGGTATCGGGTACTGCAGCCACTGGTTTAGGTGTACCATACGGTGATTTTATGGTCGTTACATTCGACTCTGATCTACCTGCTGCTATTGAACCTCTACCTATCTTCCCTACAGATTTCTATAAGTATATAAATACGGATATCTTTACATCATCAGCATATGCTGCTATAAATGATGCACTTGTTGTATCAACTGATCAAGAAGAGAAGTCGCTTGTTCATAGAATGAACTACATTAACTTCAGGCAGTTTAATGACGATTTTCCTAACGATTACGATACTGCAGGTAATGCTAGTGCAGGTTTTAAAAGTCCAATAGGTGGTGATGCTTTACTTTGGCACGAACCATTGATTCCTGGTGACTCTGGCTCGCCAATGATGGCTATTGTTGATAATCAACTCGTACTTTTCGGCGTTGTAAGTACAACAAATGATCTTGATATTTTTGGCAATCTACGCAACATTAATGATCTCAATAGGTTGATTGAGGATGCAGATGCTGATGCGGGTGTTAGTACTGGCTATACGGCTACACAATTTAATTTAACTGGCTTTACTAATTACCGATCTGCTTACAACTACCCAACAGAGCTACCTCTATCCGCTGTATCAGTGCAGATATTTGAAGAGGGTATGTCTCCACAATACGATATAACATGGTCGTTCACTTACGAGCTTAGTGCGTATACATCTGGAGATGAATTTGGATATTGCATGTTTTTGCAGGACGCCAACTATCCATTGAGCGGGGGTGGTGTTGGACCTGATCTTGGATTTACTGGTAATACTCTTCTCTCTGCATCATTATCCTCACAACCACTTAATAAGCCAGTATTAGGTATCGGATTTGATAGTCTTGGTGTCTTTGCATCAGAACTTATTTATACTGATGGACCTACTCGATCAGGTGTATCATATGCGCCTAATAGCATTACTGTAAGAGATAAAGATTTTAACGTAATCACAACACAAGCAATCAGTGCTTTTGATTTGGTTAGTTCTGGAAAGAAAACAATAAGAGCGCGTCTTGGAAACTATGGGCGTAGGATTGTTGTTGATTATAAAAATGAAACAGATACTTTCTACACACAACTCCTTACGCAGGAGTTAACTGGTATTGATGTATATTCAGATACACGTTATAGACCGGGAGTTTCATTCGTTAAACCGCTTACGAGTTCTAATACTAATGGTGTTATCGTGACGACTGGATTTCATGTTGAAGGTAATAGTGCTGAAACTAATGAAAGTGAGTTTACCTTCACCCCACTAACAGCTTTCGCAATTAACAATACAACAACCGGACCTGTACCACAAGAACCTCCAATTTTCGAAGATACACCTACATTACCGTTTTTAGGTATGGAGCCAAATATCGGTTGCCCGGATAATACATGCGATTTAACTACTCTCGGGTCTGATTACCCAGGTATATTTGAACATACCATTTTATATGGAATGTCTGCTTATATTGGTGATATTGATTTAAAATGGAGTACACCGGTAAACCCATATCGTTTTGTCTATACATACGATGATATTATCCGATTAGATACAGGGTTTGTTGGTAACGAAACTTGGAATTACGGTGGTGCATTAAGGAGTAGCTTTACTACAGGTCTAGAAAGTTCCTTAAAGTATGCGAGCTATCCACCAATTGCTCTTGCACCAGATGGTTATCCTTATGTTAATAGCTCATTGACTACAGCAACAAGTTCTATTTATAAAGATACAGATACATCACGACTTAAAGTTACTATATACGCTCCAACTTCAGCAGCCGATTGGGAAGTATTTGTCGGATGCCCTTTCTACACCTTATCTTGTGGAATAACTGATGAGTTTCTATGTGATGTCTCTCGTAGATTTGAACAACTACGACGCGTTGTGCTTAGCCCTATTAATCCTTTCCCTGAGTGCTCTCCTTCAGTTACACCAAGTGTAACACCTACAGCATCTATAACACCTTCAGTAACACAAAGTATTACACCTTCCGTAACGCCAAGTGTTACATATACGCCAGGTGCATCACAAACACCAACACCAACTACGACACCTACGAGCTCTGTTACTCCATCAGTAACACCTTCTGTAACACCTTCTGTAACACCCTCTGTAACACCATCTGTAACACCATCTGTAACACCCTCTGCAACACCATCTGTAACACCATCTGTAACACCGCCGGTATCGCCACCAGTGTCACCTACTCCATCAGTAACACCTTCAATCACTCCTACTAGTTCTGTTACTCCTAGTGTTACTCCTAGCGTAACACCATCGATTACTTCTAGTGTTACTCCTAGCGTAACACCATCGATTACTCCAAGCGCTACACCAAGCGCTACACCAGCTGTATCACCACCACCTACACCACCTGTAACACCTTCAGCTACTCCTTCTGCTACACCAAGTATTACTCCTACTAGCTCTGTAACACCTTCCGTTACACCTTCTGCTACACCAAGTATTACTCCTACTAGCTCTGTAACACCTTCAGCTACACCTAGTGTAACACCAAGTATTACTCCTACTAGCTCTGTAACTCCTTCCGTTACACCTAGTGTAACACCTTCAGCTACTCCTTCTGCTACACCAAGCGCATCAACCCCACTTCCAACATAATAGACACAATCTTTTTACAACTTATGAATTATGTCTGTAACTCCTACCCCTCCAAGCGCTACACCGACTCCTACACCTTCAGTTACACCTAGTGTAACACCACCGCCACCTACACCTTCAATTACTCCAAGTGTAACTCCATCGATCACTCCAACTTCATCTGTAACACCTTCTGTTACGCCGAGTATAACGCCTACGAGTTCTGTAACACCTTCTGTAACTCCTAGTGTAACACCATCAATAACTCCAACGAGCTCGGTAACTCCTAGCGTTACACCAAGTATAACACCTACATCAACTGTTACACCATCAGTAACTCCTAGCGTAACGCCTTCTATTACCCCTACTAGTTCAGTTACTCCTTCCGTTACACCGAGCGTAACCCCTAGCGTAACTCCAACTTCTTCAGTTACTCCTAGCGTAACACCGTCTATTACCCCCACTAGCTCAGTAACCCCGTCTGTTACTCCCTCAGTTACTCCGAGTATAACACCTACATCAAGTGTTACTCCCTCAATAACGCCTTCTGTTACTCCGAGTATAACTCCTACTTCTTCAGTTACTCCAAGTGTTACTCCTTCTATAACACCATCTATTACACCATCTATTACACCTACCTCAAGTGTTACGCCTTCAGTTACTCCTTCTGTAACACCTTCGATTACTCCAACTTCATCGATTACTCCTTCTGTAACACCTTCTGTTACACCAAGCGTAACTCCAACTAGCTCAGTAACTCCATCTGTAACACCTTCTGTAACACCGTCAATCACTCCTACGAGCTCTGTAACACCATCTGTAACACCTTCAGTAACTCCTTCGATTACTCCTACTAGCTCAGTAACACCATCAGTAACGCCTTCTGTTACACCAAGCGTAACTCCAACTTCATCGATTACTCCTTCTGTCACACCGTCAATCACTCCAAGTGTTACTCCTTCAATCACTCCTACTAGCTCGGTTACACCTTCAGTTACTCCAAGTGTTACTCCGAGTATAACTCCGACTTCTTCAGTAACACCGTCAGTAACTCCTAGTGTTACGCCATCAATTACACCTACATCGAGTGTCACACCTTCGATTACTCCAAGTGTAACTCCATCAATTACCCCTTCGATTACCCCAACTTCATCCGTAACTCCAAGTGTTACTCCTTCGATTACACCAAGTATAACTCCAACTTCATCGGTTACACCTTCAGTTACACCAAGCGTAACTCCATCAATCACCCCGACGAGCTCTGTAACTCCGAGCGTTACTCCTTCTGTTACTCCAAGCATCACTCCTACGAGCTCTGTTACCCCGAGCGTTACACCTTCTGTTACACCAAGCATCACTCCTACTAGCTCGGTTACCCCGAGCGTTACGCCAAGTGTTACTCCGAGTATAACTCCTACTTCTTCAGTAACACCGTCAGTAACTCCTAGTGTTACGCCTTCTGTAACACCAACGAGCTCAGTAACTCCAAGCGTTACTCCGAGCGTTACTCCATCGATTACACCTACTAGCTCAGTAACACCGAGTGTTACTCCTTCAGTAACACCATCTATAACACCTACGAGCTCTGTTACTCCTAGCGTTACTCCTAGTGTTACACCTTCGATTACACCAACAAGTTCAGTAACACCTTCTGTTACTCCTTCGGTGACTCCTAGTATAACCCCTACCTCAAGTGTTACACCGTCTGTAACACCTAGCGTAACTCCTTCAGTTACGCCAAGTATTACTCCTACTAGTTCTGTAACACCTTCTATTACTCCGAGTGTCACCCCTTCGATTACTCCATCGATTACTCCAACTTCATCTGTTACACCTAGCGTTACACCTTCTGTTACTCCGAGCATCACTCCTACGAGCTCGGTAACTCCTTCAGTTACTCCATCAGTTACTCCGAGTATTACTCCTACAAGCTCTGTTACACCTAGTGTAACTCCAAGTGTTACACCTTCAATTACACCTACATCTTCTGTTACCCCTAGTGTAACACCGAGCATTACCCCATCAGTTACCCCTACTTCAAGCGTTACACCATCGGTAACTCCAAGTATTACCCCTACTTCAAGCGTCACACCTAGCGTTACCCCTTCAGTTACTCCTAGTATAACTCCTACTAGCTCAGTAACTCCTTCAGTTACACCTTCAGTTACACCTTCCGTTACTCCTACATCAAGTGTAACACCTTCTGTTACTCCTAGTGTTACCCCTAGTGTAACACCAACATCAAGTGTTACTCCATCGATTACACCTACTTCAAGTGTAACTCCAAGCGTTACTCCTTCTGTAACTCCAAGTGTAACTCCTACATCAAGTGTTACTCCATCAGTTACTCCATCAGTTACTCCATCGATTACTCCTACATCAAGTGTTACACCTTCAGTAACACCAAGCGTTACTCCTTCAATAACACCTACCAGCTCAGTTACGCCAAGCGTTACTCCGAGCGTTACTCCTTCAGTTACACCAACAAACTCCGTTACACCTTCAGTAACACCTTCTGTAACTCC